AATTTTAGACATCATCGCTTTTACTATCTTAGTTTCTATAGTGCCTTCCGCCACTAAAACTCTCTGCACACTCTTAGACTTACCCCCAAGTCTATCCACCCTACCTAAACACTGGTGGTATTCTTTGGCATTATATGTAGGGCTTATTAAAGCAGTTCTCGGGGAACTACCCGTGGTATCATGCAGGCTAACCCCAACACCTCCTGCCGCAGTGTTGCACAAGATAACTCCCACCTTACTAGTCTGAAATGCTTTAATTGCAGAGTCTCTAACATCTTTAGATTGCCCTCCCTGAATAAATGTGTGGTTTTCCGTAATTCTACGCGACAAAGCATCAATAGAATCTGTAAAATTTAAGAATACAGCTACAGACTCTCCAGCTTCTCTAGCCTCAGTAATCATATCAGCTATGTCAGGAACCTTTAAAAGCTCTATTTCCTGCCTCAACCTAAGTATTTTTGTTAAAACAATAGGCTCATCCCCATCCCCATCTTTACGAGCGTCCAACTTCTTTATTTCAGGCTCTAACTCTTTAAATAGAGTCTTTATCTTAGTTTTTTTACCAAATCGTATAGGATCTGTAATAATTCTAGTCGTTTGAAAGTGATCCCCTAAATCCTCCCTAGTTAACCTGTGACCCCTTGAAGGGTATATAAGTTTATTCAACTCTTTAAGTTTTCCTCGATTCCTTTCCGGAAAAAGTAAAGAGTTCCATCTATCAAACTCACACCCCCAATTTTGAGCCCATTGCCAAAAGTTACTTAGGTTATGTAAATCTAGCGTAAAACCTAAAGCACGCATTTCTCGGGGATCTTCTGCAGCAGTAGCAGATAGCAAGAGTATTTTGAAACCCTGCTTTTTAGCGGCTATTAACATATTAGCATTAAGAGTCCTAACTCCTTTAGCCTTATGACATTCATCAAATATTAGCAGGGAAGTGTTATGGTCTAAGTTTTTCCAATTGAAACCGCGCTTACCCCTCCTACCAATCCAATCGGTGTTTCCTGTCCTTAGTTTTTCCCAGTTGTATATTGAATATTCTTTAACTCCTTGACCTTCAAGGGTTGACTCCCATGATGCTATTACTGTTTTTGGACATACTACGAACGGGGTAAGTCCCAAGGTTTTGGCAACTTCAATAGATTTAAGCGTTTTACCCGTACCCGTGTCAGAAGAGTCTAACGCGGCGCCGTGTTTTTTAATAGCTTTAACAAGAGCGTTATGAGCTTTCTTCTGAGCTGGATAGAGTTTTAGCACCGTAAAGAGCGATTAGAGCAGCGTCGCACGTTTTTAAAGTCCATTTTATGTTGGGAAACAATCTCCCAGCAGTGTCCTTTAAAGCTGCCTTTCGTTTGGTTTTTTCTTTTACTGAGGGTATCCCCAGTCCTTTTTGCCATTTTTGCGGAAGAACTTCGTGCAACGGTATTTTTAAGGTTCGTATAACACCTCTTTCAAACCCATAGTTCTGTGCAAATTTCCAAGTAGATGCCACCCCCTGACCCGGAAAAGCGTTTACTTTTTCAATAAAAGCAGCATCAACACCTTCCTCGGCTATTTCTTCTAAATTATCTATAAAATCTTGTTCAGTAGTATACAAACCAATACAAATAGGTTTTTGGTCTTTCAACACAACCAGACCTCCTCCTACTCCGGGATCAACTCCTAAGACTGTCATTTAATAACTTAGGTATAAGGGTTTCAATGTCTGTTTCCTTGTTTTCAGCCTTTTTTGCTAACTTCTTATAGGTTTTTCTGTCCATAGATATAGTAAGAGGTACAGACTCTCCTGCGGCCCCCTCCAATAGATCTGTAACTATTTGGCTTAAAGAACTCCCTATGTTTTTAGCGTATTCCTTACCTAAAATTACTGTTTTTTGAGGCATGTATAGAGTAACCTTTATAGGGTCTTTGATGTTTCCAGTTCGTGGCATATGTGTATTTAATACATCTAATTGGAAGTGGCAACTAAAAAATTATAGTGTAGACTGCATTGTGGCTATATCTAAATACGGTTTTCAATTTCCTGCAGGTACTAATGACTTAACTATAGAGTTACATGCCTTTTTACATGAAAGAAGTCCTGAACAGGGAGGTTTAGGTACTTTTGAACACTTTAAGAATGCGGTAGATTTACTATGGAACAATCCAGATAAACCAGTTTCCCGAAATTTTATATGGTCTCCTTGGGCGGAAGATATGATATATGAAGCATGCGAGAATAAATACTTATCCATTGCCGGGTGTGCTTCTTCAGGTAAGTCAGATACTGTAGCTTTATGGGGGATCATTAACTACTTAGCTGATCCATATAACACTTTAGTTATAGCTACTTCTACAACATTAAGGGAGGCTCGACGACGTATTTGGAAGTCTATAACTGAACTTTGGTCAGCCGTTCCCGGCCTGCCGGGTAAGTTAGTTCCCTCTTTAGGGCAGATAAAAGGGTTGTCAAAGAATGGAGGTTATTGGGAGTCTACAGGGATTGTTCTAGTGCCTGCTGAAAAACGTAAAGAAAAAGAAGCTATTGGAAAGTTAGTAGGTATTAAAATGAAAAGGCTCATCTTACTAGCTGATGAGTTGCCAGAACTTCCTGAAAGTTTAATACACGCGGCTTATACTAACTTGAGCACTAACCCTCATTTTCAAATGATTGGTTTAGGTAACCCTAATTCTCATTTTGATGCGTTCGGTGTTTTTTCAGCTCCTGCTTCAGGGTGGGGTTCCGTTACAGAAAACGATTCTGAGTGGGAAACTTCTCGAGGTAAATGTATCCGCTTTAATGCTGAAGAGAATCCTAATGTATTGAGCGGTAAAGTTATATATCCTTGGATGCCTTCCAGAGAAACAGTAGAAGCTGCTAAAAGAGACTATGGAGAAAATTCTTTACTATATTATCGAATGTACAAAGGATTCTGGTGTCCTGACGGAGTCGACAGTGGGGTTTATTCAGAAGCCGACCTTATCAGAGGGGTAGCCTCCCACAAAGCTAGGTTTGATAAAGAACCTGTTCTTGTAGCTGCTATTGATCCTTCTTTTACAAATGGAGGTGACAGATCTGTTGTATTTTTTGGCCGTCTAGGAGAGGAAGATGGGGTTCAAGTCCTTCAATTTGACCGCTATGAGGTTTTAAGTGAAGACATAAATGATAAAAATACTCCAAGATCTGTGCAAATAGCTAGAAAGTTCAAAGCAGCTTGTGTTAAAGGGGGAGTTTTACCTCAAAACGCTGCTTGTGACGCTACAGGAGCCGGAGGACCTTTTCACGATATTGTTAGCGTTGAATGGTCTTCCCAAGTTTTAGCCGTTAACTTTGCGGGTAAAGCTTCCGACAGACCTGTGTCCGCTACAGATAGAACACCGGGCCACGAACGGTATCTTAATAGAATGTCAGAGATATGGTATCAAGGGCAAGAATTACTCAGGTCGCACCAGTTAAGGGGTATATTCAATGATTTAGCTAAAGAAATGGTTGGACGTAGGTATGTAACGAGCGGCACTTCAGTTAAGATAAGAGTGGAGTCAAAGATTGACTTTAAAGCTCGTGTGGGTAAGTCCCCAGACATTGCTGACGCAGCTTTTATATTGATTGATTTATGTAGGTCCAGACACGGGTTTATGGGAGGTGAAAGATTCTCTGTTAAGACGGATAGACAAAAGTCTTGGGCTAATAAAATGAAGTCATTTGATATTACTGGATCTTCTCACAGAACTCTCCTTGATACTTAGTCTGCAACGTGGCAAATTAGTATATTATTATGCCATCGGGATTACAGGAAATTTCAGAACTACCTCTTCAAACTTTAAATGAGTCTGGAGGGGCACCCACAACTAGAATAAAAGACGTTAAAGCAGCGAATGAAATATTTGAGAGCTTGCGACAGGGGGACGAGTTATCCGCCATCAATCGATCAAGAGTTCAAGCGATGTTTGATGGCACTCCACCTTATTCAGATGCAGCCTTAAGAAATTCAGGGCAAGCATTTAGATGCAACTTGAATTTTGGAGAAGCTGAAAAGTTTTTAGAAGCGGCTATGTCAGCGTATGTTGATTTAATTAATTCTGTAGAAACTTTAGTTCGTGTAGAAACTGTCTTTGGAGACCCTAAACAACGTATTGAGTGGGGTAGGATTCTTTCAGAAGAATATTCTTTTCAGTTAAGGAAGTGGCCTAGATTTAATTATGAATATTTAAATTTATGTAATCATTTTGTGGGACATGGAGTGGGTGTAAACTATTTTGAGGATGAACGTTCTTGGCAGTGGAGGTCTTCAGGTTTAGGAGACATCCTTATACCTAGACAGACACAAGCGACTGAAGGAGCTATTGAGGTCGCAGCAGCCAGAAGGTCTGTACAAGTTAACGACCTGTATAAATATATTGAAGATCCTAAAATAGCTGAAGACCTTGGGTGGAATGTTAAAGAAGTACGTGATGCTATTATAAAGGCTACTGATTCTACAAATTCACAATTTAATAATTGGGAGTCCATTCAAGCGCAAATGAAAAACAATGACCTATGGTCATCCGCAAAAGCTACTAGGGTTAAATTAGTGCACATGTGGGTTAAAGAGTTTAACGGCACTGTTTCACACCTCATAACCTTAGATAAAGGTGACAATAAAGACTTTCTATATAAAAGAGTTGGTAGGTATAAGAGTATAGATGAGGCTTTTACATTTTTTACTTATGGTATAGGAACTAATGGAACATTTCACAGTATAAGAGGTTTAGGATTTAAACTTTACCACCATCTTCAGGTCAGCAACAGGATAAGGTCTCAAGCTGTCGATAACGCAATGCTTGCAGGATCTCCTATGGTACAGCCTGAAGATGAAAGGTCCTTAGAAAACTTTGCGTTTAATTATTTTGGGCCTTTCGCTATACTACCACCTAACATGAAGTTTGTAGACAGGGCTGCCCCTAACACTTCACAAACTATGATGCCTGTCTTAAGTGATTTGTCCCAAATGGTGCAAGAACGTGCTGGCCAGTATTCTACTACGGGTATATTTGGTAAAGGTGACCGAAGAACACGTTTTGAAGTGGCCGCACATTTAGAAGAAGCAGCTAAGTTAAATGTTACAGCATTAAATTTATTTTATAACCCTTGGGACAGGTTTCATATTGAGGTAGCACGACGATTTTTCCGTTTGGATTACACTCCCGGAGAACAAGGAGGTTCAGCTGTGTACGAATTTAGGGAGCGCTGTTTTGCTAGAGGAGTTCCTATGGAGGCTTTAGCTGCTATAGACCTTAAAAAGACTCGTGCGGTTAGGGCGGTAGGAAGCGGAAGTCAAGCTAAACGGTCTGTAAGCCTTCAACAACTCAACGAGTTAGCTGGAGCGTTTGATGCAGATGGACGCCATAATCTTTTTAGAGACCAAGTAGCTTCATTAGTTGGACACGATGCGGCTGACAGGTACATACCAGCAAGACCTGACAGAAGGGCCCCAGTAGATGCTAAAGTAGCTCAACTTGAAACTGAACACCTTATCGAAGGTAAAGAGATTACGGTTTACCCAGATGAGTTCCACGTCATACATTTGGATATACATCTTCCCGTTATTGAAGAGATGTTCGCGGCTGTTGAAGAAGGGCAAATGTCTATCGAAGAAGCAGCAACACGTTCTATGAATGTGTTCCAGCACTCAGTTGAGCATTTAGAAAATATCCAACAAGACCCAACGATAGCGGAT